CCCGACGTGAGGTTGGGACCTCAGCACGGAGTCGAACCACAGACACATCGTGTCCGCGGTAGTACTCCTTACCGCAAGACTCTCTGAAGTAGCCACTCCAGAAAGACTTGCTCCGGTTGACCTTGAAGCCGAAAAGCTCCAGGGTTCCGATGACGTCGGCGGTCGCATCGACGGGGATGATGATATCATCACCGTAGACGCTAACGCGACCCTTCGCGGTGCGAAGAGTCGGTCGTTGACCTTCGGATGACCAAACACCCATCAGGGCAATCGTCGTAAAAACGATAGCCTCAATGGGGAAGGTCAGAGCCGATCCCATGGATGCGAATTTGTTGAGAGGGATGATGAGTCCATCAACACTCGCGTGAGTAGAGCGAGTCGCCATGACATAGTCACGGAGATGAGGCCACTTTGAAAGTAGCCGCTCTACTACACCAAGGTGAACACGGTCAGACGCTTCGCTCAGATCGAGCGTTGCAAGGCTCCCAGTGATGGAAGCCTCCCGAGCCATAATCTGGTTTCGGGTCTGATCTGCGAAACCAAGAAACTCCGCAAGCGGACTCTTGGCGACGTACTCGTAGATCTCACGCTTAAGCCCTTGCTGTGCATACTGCACGGTAGAAGGCTCAATCGCGATAATACGAGGTGTCGACTGTGTTTTTGGCACAGTCACTACCCGTACGGGTAGCTCTTGATCCTCGGGAACAGGACACGGATGAACGGACGTAGGGAGATTCTCCCTGTAACGCCAGGAGGGGAAGACCCCTTCCAGCCGGTCCGTCCAGTATGAAATCTGCCAGCGCTGTGGATGATCTAAACGATCAGCAACAGCGCCGGGTCCGTGTCTCGGAACAAGTTCGAAATCCGCGACCTTACGGTCAAGGACGTCGAACATGTCTCCGAACCACTGAAGGACGACCTTGTCAAAGGTCTGCCAATGGGAGGGGGTAACCCCGACCAGTGCGTCCTTCAGCAGACTGTCGGTATCGACAAAACCACGCAATGCCTTCCTCTCTCTTTCGAGAGTGGTCGGGCGCGCGATTTTGTGAGACAGATAGCATATCTGCCTCACGGCCCAGATGCAGTTAGCATCCGGGTCGTCGAGAATACGACCATCTGCGTCGAAGATACGCGTGAGGAAACCTCGCAAGAATGCGGGGAGCCCTCGGTGGTGTTTAAAGCCACTCAGACGCGGCCAAACTCCGTCAGAAAGTCCTCTTTCGAGGGCTTTGGCGAAGGATGGCAAGGTGATCGTCAAAAACGATTCACCTTCATCTTCGGTCCTAAGCGTGAGCCTTTGAGCGTCACGCTTGGTGTCGACCGAGCAGAAGTGTCCTGCGTCATGCAGGACGGTGAGATGGAGAGTTGCTAGGCTTTTCATGTCTCCCAATTGAGGGTAGGCATCCAGCCACGCAACCCGCGATCTACGAGCGACGAGCCGCTACGATACCGAAAGCAGCCACACTGATCGAAACCAGAGTGGTAATGCCGACGATAACGAGCGCCTCAATGCCGCTCAACGCTCACCACCGACAACCTTGTTGAGGTTGGCGTTGGTGGAGGCCGTCAGCCAAGAGCTGAGGCCTGCGAACTGAGCTGCGATCTCGGCCTTGGTGAAGCCCGAAGGCGGCACCTTGAAAGAGATCGTGACTGCGTCATCAACGCGCTGGTTGACCGCCGTGAGGGGGTCAGCAGCGATCTTCGTCGTCGTCAGGGAAACCGTAGCACGGCGGACACCGCTCTTGTCAACCCGCTGGGTGACATAGAGCTGAAGTCCGTTATCCGTGTCGGTGTAAATCCCAGTCGACGACGTGAGATCAGTCTGAGCAAGAGTTCGAGCGTTAGACGAGATGGTAATCGTCTGGGGATCTGCGAGCACGTGGCCCTCCAATGTTGGGTGTTGAATGTGTGTATTTCAGCGCCCGACCTTTGTGAGGCCGAGTGCAGCCAGGATTGCTGTTTGCGACTCATTGAGCGCATCAGCCCCGCCGGCAGTGAACCCATAGGGGTTCGCGCGGACACGCTGCTTGACAGTAGTACGCCAGACGGTACCGTAATCACGGTCACCGATATAGGTATACCCACTTTGGGCGGAATCAATCCGACCCGCTGTGAAGTACGCCTCTGTCGTACGCTGCATGGCATACGCGTACACGGAATGAACTCGATCGTCCACCGCCAAAAGGTTGGCGGCGATGGAATCTCCGATACGAAGATGCCAGTCCACGAGCCAGGACCAGGGAGCCAGGTTCCAAAGAGTCTCGGGCGTAAGCTCGAGATTGATAAGCTCATTGAGCCGAGAGAAGTAATTCTCCGGATCAAAGCCAATCTTCGGAAGCTGAACGAACTCGCCTTCAAACCAACGTTCAACCTTCAGTGAAGAGCCATAATAGCTCTCCCCAATAAGGTTGACGCCGTCTGAATAGAACGGGTAACTTACGTTACCGTTCACCGGTGCACTTCCTTGGAAGTTCACTTGGGCGGCGGCCCACGAGGGTAAGCCCACAGATTGTGAGCGCATCCTTGATGTGGTCCCACTCACCTCAGATGAGGTAAGAGTCGGTTTCCTCCCACGAGTTCTGCGAACAATGCTGCTGGGACGCATCAGCGTCTCAGTGGCGGTTTTAAGCGCCAAACCAGCATTGATCAGATCGTTGAGAAAAGGTTTCCACCCAAACTCAACGTTCAGGTAGTCCGAGCCAGACGCCTTGAAAGCGTTCACCTTTCCCTTAAGAAGGGAAGGAACAATGCCAGGAAGCCCCTCACGGAGCTCACCGACAAAGTTGGCAAGATCGAACACCTCAGAACTCGGAGCCGCACTAACGTACAGCTGCTGGGCTACATTCTTGTAGTCCGGATAGTTTCCAGATTGGAAACCGAAATTGAGTCCAGCGTAGGAAGTCGAAGGGACGCAAATCCCATCTTCAAAACCTACAGTGAATCCATTTCTCTTCCAGAAGCCCGTAAAGGGTTTGCCGATCACCTCTTTCCTCCGAAGAGCAAAGTTGTGACCGACGTCAACTGGAAGAATCCAAGCAGCGAGACCCCGCGCTTTTAGCGCAGAGTCAAATTTCTGATCTCGAGCCGAGTTCAGAAAGTACGCATACGGATCGGCAATATGATCGGGCACAAGGTCAGAATAGGGGAGTTTAGGCCCCTTTGACCGATACCCGAGCATTTCCACCATCGATTTGATGTATGGAGTCTCTGAGACACCAGTACCAGAAAAGTATCTGGTCATGATGTACTCATTGACTTTGCCTTCCGTGTAGTACGGCATGGTCCTCCTATGGTTTCGTTGGATCCAATCAGGGATATACACAGTTCCCTGATTGATTGGTCGACACCAAGTGGGCCCTCTTCTCTTTTGGAGAAGAGGGCTCAC